ACGGAACACGGCGCCCGCATAGCGGAACGCGCTGGTCACGTCGCGGAAAATCTCAATCGTGTAGCCCGGCAGCGGGGCCAACGTCGAGGCATCCGTGGCGTTCTCCAGATAGGTGTGCCGGTACAACTGACCGGTCGCGATCACGGTCACCGACCCGGAATTCGTCGCGCCCCGCAACAGGTGCGCGAGGTAATGCGGGATGCCCGGCACCACGAACTGCCCCTCGATGGTGCGCAGCCCCGGCGTGTCGTCCGGGGCGGTGTAGCGGCCCACGAGGTTGCGCGTCTCGAAGCGTGCGATGGACAGTGTCAGGCTCTCGTTGAGGGCCTCGAGGTAATCACCTGAAGCCACCGCGACCGGCGTGCCCCAGGTCGTCTCTCGCGCCAGACCAAGGTAACTTGCGAACCCGTATCCCATGACCGTCCTCCTAGAGTGTGGCTGCGACGTCCGCGATCAGCACAACTTCGCCCCCGCTGATCCATCCGCTCCCGTCTGGGAGCCGGGCTGAGGGGAGCTCACCGCCTTCGAGCCACGAGGTGGCGACTGTTCCGCCCAGCGTGCGGTCACTCATCAGGGCGATCTCCACCGCCCCCACCAGATCGTCGCGGAGCTGGATGGCGCGGCTGACACCCTCCAGCGAGTACTGCCAGCACCAGATCGAGAACCGCAGCAGGAACTGCGTCTGCCGACCCGCTGCCAGCCGCTGACGATCGGCCGGCGCATCGCGACGGTCCAGATAGACACAGACCCACGGCGTCTGCTCGGCGCCGAACAGCAGCTCCTCCTCGATCGTCACCGTCACGCCGGCCAACAACGGATGGCCGGCGAGCTGGTCGCGGATCGCCTGCTCGATGGCGTAGTAGTCAACCCGTGCCATGGCGCAAGGTGGTGGCGATGTGCCGCACGTACGCCTCCAGCACGTCGTTCGCGAGCCGCTCTGCCAACGAGCGTGTCGGCAACAGCGGCCGCGCCGGGATGCCGGGGTGACGGACACGCCGCCGAAAGACCGGCCCGGCTGGCGTCATGAAGCGCAGCGCCCCGGGGCGGGTCGGCGATGTCCGCGCACGCCGGTCCTGCGGGGCCGTCGTGATCTCCCGGGCCGGCGTGCCCAGGTGGTGCCAGACCGCTTTTTGGTCGCGCGTCCCCACCCACACAGCGTCGCCGAGGAGCTCGTAGACGAACGACTGCGCCATGCGCCCCGTGTCCCGCAGCGGTTGCGGGCCGCCACTGCCCTGCCCCCGGCGACGTCCGGCAACCGTGTTGGGTGACAGTGGCCGCCAAGGCGTCTCCGCGCCGGCGCGCCGGAAGTTCTCGTCCACCCACGCCAGGAGACGGTTGCCGACCAGGCGCAGGTAGGCCCCCGCGTCGAACCTCGCCCGTGCCTGTGCCAACCGACGCACCGCATCGGCCACGTCAACCCGCACGTCGAGCTGCACCGTACTCATCGCGGATCCCGCCGGTCCAACTCGTGCTCGATCTTGTCGGCGTCCTGAATCTGCGTCGTCCACGGCCCCTCGTGGAACGTCGGCGTAAACCGTTGCGTCGTCGTCCACACCTCCGCGACATCGGTCCGCGCCGCGACCAGACTGCCGTCAGTGCCGACCAGCGTGACCTGTCCGGTGGCAATCTGGTCCAGGATGGCCAGGGCCTCCTTGTACCGGTCCGGCCACGGCGATGCATTGAGCCGTTCTTGCGTGAACAATCGCTTCGCCAGCGTGTAGTAGATGGCGATGTCCGTGCTCACCGTCTCCAACAGCGGCGGCGTCACGGCAAGCGGCAACGCATAGTGTCGCGCAATCTTCGCGTTGACGAGCGCTTCGGCGTCGGCCGCGTACCCGTAGAGCTGCGCGGAGGTCAGCGTCGTGACGGAGCCAAACTCCGGGAAGCGCTCCAGCATGCGCGCGACCGACGTGTAGGACACCGGCATCGTCGACATAGGTCACCAGTAGACAGACGTGTAGGGCGCCACCGCTTCGCGCGCGCGGTGAAGCAGTTCGGCCTCGAAGTCCTCGCGGGACGCAAAGCGGTAGACCTGCGTGCCGTTCGGCGATGCGTGCTCCTTGTGCGCCGCGACCTGGAACGCCGCCTCGAAACCGATGCCCAACACCTGGCACGCCTGCGAGTAGTAGTGCAGCGAATCCACCCCAAGGTAGCCGCCCTTGCCCAGGAAATACTGCCGGTACAGATCGATCACCCGCTGACAGTCCGCACGGATGGCGTCGGTGATCACGCCGCCATTCTGCTGTAGCGTGTGCATCACGAGCTGCATGGTGTCCCGGATGATGAAGTGCTTCTGCAAGAGCCTGTCGGGGTACGTAGCGATGTCACGCTGGAGCAGCGGGTAGTTGCGGCGGAACCGCTCGCGTCGCACCGATTCGGTGAGGTAGCCCACGTGCGCGATGTGCACGTCGGAGAGGATGATGGTGGGCCCCGGTCCCTGGTTGAGCCCCAGCTCGGGATGCTCGTGGATCATGCCGTACCACCGCATCGTGCGGCCCTCGTACGGCGCGCGCCGGAACAGCCGCACCGGCATGTCTGGCTTGAACGTGGTGTCGCACGCAAAGTGGTGCTGACGGATGCCGTAGCCGTTGAACAGATTCCCACGAAGGTACTTCGGCAGACTTGACACGTTGATGAGGCGCTCGTCGGTGTCCAGCCACAGCACCCAGTCCATGCGACAGTGCGCCAGCCCGACGTTGCGCGGCGCCTCAAACCCCTCGGTCAGCGGGTTGACGCCAGGCACGACCCGCAGCCACGGCGCGTACTGCTCCGCGATGCGACGCCCTTCTGCGGACAATCCGCAGTCCACCAGCACGGCCTCGTCGGCAACGGGCCGCACCGACCGCAGACACCAATGCAGCGTCTCCTCGGCGCTGGGCCCGGCGATCATCGTGGCGCTAACGGTCTGGCGGGGCCGTTGCAGCCGCACCTTGCGCGCCATGTCGATCTGCCCGCACGGTCGGTCGTGGTCGACAACGTACTCGACCACGTGCCACCCCAACGGCTCGCCGCCCTCGCCGGCAAATCCGTGCGGGACGACGGTGATCTGCATCTGCCGCTTGCGCCCGAACAGGTCGTGGAGATCGTGGAGGTCGTACTCCCAGATGTGCGCCCGGTACGGGTACGTCTCATAGGAGAGCGCCTCCCACGGCCCGTAGGGCACCGTCAGCAGCACGTGCCCGCCGGGGCGCACCCACCGTTCCATGGCGTCGACGAACGCGGTCGGGTCGGGCACGTGTTCGAGCACCTCGCCCATCCACAGCAGGTCGAACGGGGCCTTGCCGGACAGGTCGACGGTGTGATCGCCGACGACGAACCGCAGTCGCTCCGGCTGGCGGGCCCGTTCTCGCCGGTAACGCTCGGCCCACGCAATCGAGTGGCGGTCGATGTCCACCCCGACCCACGTGCGCCCCACCGCATTCGCCGCCTGGACCGCGTACGCGCCATGCGCACAGCCGACGTCGAGGACGCGCTCGATGTCCGGGTGCGCCCGCAGGTAGTCCGTGAGCAGCTGCCAGCGCGGTTCCTGCACCACACCGTTGAACACATCGGTGTGCGTCTGCCCGATGCGCTCGTACTGCTCGCGATACGCGTCTTGGTCGACGAACCCCCACCCGTGTGCGAGGTGCGCGCGCAGCTCGTTGGCTTCGGGATCATCGGGCGGCATCGTCGCCAGCACCGTACGGGCCGCCATGATGTCCGACCGCCGGATGAAGTGGCGGACCAGACGCGGGGCCGAGTCGTTCCGCTCGACGATCCACCGCTCGAACTGCGCCGACCAGTCCTGCGCCACGGCGGACCAATCCAGCGACGCCGCCCGCGCCTGCCCTGCAGCCGATGCGCGCTGCCACGCCTCTGGGTCTCGGAGTAGGCGCAGCGTCTCCCGGACGAAGTGCTCACGGTACTCGGGAGACTCTGGCGTACCCGGGATGAGCGCCCCCGCCTCGAGCGCGATGGTCTCCGGCAATGCGCCGAGCGCACTGGTGACGATCGGCACACCGGCAGCCTGCGCCTCTATGGCCGAGATGCAGGAGACCTCCCGAAACGATGGCGCGACCGGCGACGGCGTCGGGTACACGTACAGCGACGCCGTCAGGTAGTGGGCGTAGAGTTCGTCCTTGGTCAAGTGCCCGAGCCACCGTACACGTGAGCCGTACTCCCGCATCATCCGATCCACGTCGGCGTAGAGCGCGGCCAGCGGATGGTCAGGACCGAGACGGTTGTCGTAGCTCGCGACGCCCAGCCAGACCTCCGGGTCCTCAGCCCAGATGGCTGGCATGATGTGGCGCAGCAACACGTCCAGACCACGCTCGGGCCGGGCGCAGTACAGCACCTTCTTCGGGTCGCGTCGAATGCCATCAGCGGCGAGGCGTTCGCGCACGCGCGCGACGCGCGCCAGTTCCACGCCGTTGCGCGTCACGTACATCACAGCATCCGGCAGCCCGTAGACCTCGGCGTACTGTCCGCGCTGAAAATCAGAGAGCACGAACACCTTGTCCACGGCCCACATGACGCCGCGCACCGCCGCGGCCTGCCGCCCCAAGGCCAGGTCGTGACACCACAACACATTGAGTCGGCTGGCCAGACGATGCGCGAACACCTCGGGAGTGCGCTGCACGATGCACACGTCATGGGGCGTCATTGACGCGTACGTGGCGAACTCCTGCGCCACGCGGTAGATCACGCCATCGTACCGTCCAGGGCGGTCGGTGTTGGCGAACACCACGACACGGTGGCCGAGCGCGGCCAACTCGCGCGCCATGTAGAGCCCAGCCGTCTCTGACCCGCCCAGGGACTGGCGGTCCAACGCGTCCCCGGCGAACGCCATGCCCGGGACGTAACAGATGATGTCCAAGGTCAATGCCACCGCCTCCTCAACACTCGGGGCAACAGCACCACGGTGAACCACCGTCGTGGTCCCGGCGCCGCCGGTGTTGGGGCCTCCGAGGTCACGACGGTATGCGTGTCCTGGTCGCGCAGCAAGACGGTATCGGTGACACGCACGTCGTAGGTCGCCTGGCGCAGATCGACCATCAGCACAGCATCACGGAGGGCTGTCT